TCTATGATTTTTGAACTCATCTAAAGGAGGCGCGTAACCATCATAACGCCTAAATAAAACCCTATCACCAACAGCGTAACCCATATTATTACACCGTTCTGTTAGCGTCTCTCCGATGTTATCCCATTCAGTAAAAGCAAATGGGCCAAAGGCCTCAATAGTACCTATAAATTGTCCCTCTTGCTCTCGGTCGATCTCCATTTTTGTGCCCATAACAAAACCCCAATCATTGACCTCTTCTACCTCAACAAGTTTGATCAAAATTTGATTAGCTCTAGGTATTATTTTCATTATCAACCTCCATCATTTCTTCTCGAAAATTGATAACATCCTCTAGCGCGTTAATAGACCCTTCGACATAAGCGTTGAACATGCCGCAATTATCTGAGGTTTTATGATTGACTATAGAATATCTTGGCTCTTCTCTTAGGCTTCCTTGCAACTCTTTAATTAAATCAAAAAAGTGCCTAGTTACCGGGCTCGCCGCCCAATCCTGAATCTGTTCTTTGCTGATCATTTACTTGTCCTCTGTCAAGTTGTACAAGCTCTTTCTCTCTTTGAGCTTTCTCTATCTCTAATTCCGCACCGATAATCGATGTGGCGTTTTTAGTGGCCTCCGTTTCAGCTTGCTCTATTGTAAGCTTCTCTTTAGCCTTCTCAGTATCAGTCTTAGCTAGTGTAAGACCTGTTTCTGCCTGAGCCTTTATCAGCCCTTGCTGAGCTTCTATAAGCCTAGCCTGAGCTTTTAACTCTTCCGCCCTTCCTAATGCTGCTTGAGCTTCAAGAGGTATCATTATTTGAGCTTCTGCTATTTGCTGCTCTTTAGCTTTCTGTTGCTCTAGTGCCGCTTTTTGCTCATCACTTAGCTCTGGATAAATGTCCTCGACATTTTCACTACCAATAGACTCTAAATAATTCTCAACTACTGTTTTGGTGTTTCCACCCGTTTCAGCTATTTGGGGCAAAACGCTCAACTCTGCTTGAGCTTTCTGTAGTCTCTGCAATTTACTACTATTCCTAGGATTAGCCACAGGAACTATATCCATATCCGTAGTATTAAAATCATCGAAAGGGGACGCCTCACTATCATCTACTAGACTTTTGTATTGATCATCGTCCATATATTTGGCGTTTAGCCTGTACCAAATCTTAAACTCTTTGGCCATAGCTTTATATATTCTAATAATAATAGCCCCTACAGCTCTCTCTTCATTTTGAATAAATCCTAAAGCTGTAGTAGCAGGCGTATTAGCACCTAAAACAGACCCTAAATCAACAGCAGAACTTAGCCTTTGTGCTTCTGCTTTCATATCATTGTTCAAAGTTAGCAACGTTGCTGAGGGCTCTTTGAAGGTGTTCATCAATATGCCTGTCTGCAAATCTTGAGGACTCAAGTTAGTTTGGTTTAGAGATCCCGGCTTTAATTTCGCATCGCCCATCCTTTTCCTAAAATTCTTAGCCAGCCATCCTGTAGGCATATTAGCTAAAGTGCCTGAATCCATTAGCCTGTTAGTCGTTCCGTTGATACCTTGAGCATAAGCGCCTAGAACATAAAAATAACCAACCCCTAAAAACTCGCCTTTAGGATTAGTTAAAAACTTATAAGACGTCAAATTATTATCTCTTTTTATCTTAACAATAGTTCTAGGCCTATCCTCCTTTATCACTAGCTCGCCATCTTCTAATAAAAAACCTCCCTTTTCATCTTTTTCTAATAACTTGTCAACACTTAGCGTAATTCCATTACTATCCCTCAAAAAGATGCCATCTAAAGATATCTGCGATTTTATCCTCATAACAGTGCCAGAACACGCATGCACGGTCACTATATAAGGCTCTTCATAGCCGTCGCCGTCCAAATCTAGGCTTGTTTGCTGCTCGTAAAATTCTGTTAAATCATCTTCGTTATTATCAGAATTAGTCGCGCCAAACTCAATATCTACATCTCTCCATATACCTGCGTTTTGCATCTCTAGTATCTGGTTAGGTGTTTTAAATATTTTTTGAGTGAATCTCAGAGCGCTTTCTAGCGTCTTAGTATCTTGATTTATGGCGAAGTTAGGATAATTTATCACCTCAGATACGTTATGACCCAAAGAAGGATCAAAAAAGGTTTTCTTAAAAATATGCCCACGATCGGATATGTTATAAAGTAATTCGTCTTGCTCATCTAGCCATGTATCAGACTCTACTGTTAGCTGCCAATTCATAACAGCTTTTACCCGCTCTGATCTCTTTTCCTTTTCTCCGTCCGAATCCTTTCCTATGCATCTAACCTTTACCAGATCATCAGAGCCTAAAAGCTCCTCGCTCGCTCTATCGCCAAACTTTATCCTAGCTTCCATGAGTATAGGTGTTTTGTGATTACTAGCGCCTTCCCAAGGATCAGACCGGCTACCAGTAGCAGGCTCGGCAAGCTCCATACCTGTATCTATCGAATCGCGCCAACCCGCCATAGATGCCCAGTCAGTATCATATCCCTTTATAACATCATCACCTATGATATTTAGCTTTTTTTCACCACCTTCTTTTCTGGCAATATCTTCAGCTATATTGGTTTGTTTGATGAGTCTAAGAAGTTTTTGGATGGCCATTAATTAATTCTCTCTAATAGTGGGGTATTCTCTAACTTACCCTCGTATACCTCACCATTCACACCATCACCATGCTTGAGTCTTTCGATTTCTAGCCTGAGCTTTGCATTTTCTTCTTTTAAGCTTGAGTAATCAGCCTTTAAAGATACATGCCTAGTAGATAAATCCTTAATGCGCATTTCGTATGATTCGGCATGTTGAGCCATTAAAGTTTTACCTTCACGGTTATTATAAACCTCTGGATATCCATTAATGCCTTGAACTATGCCAGCGTTAGCCATAGCTCGTCTAATTGGTCCGGGCCATTTATCGGTAATAAGAATAACATCATGCTTGTTAAGCATTCTTTCCAATCGGTCTAACTGCTTCTCAAGATCCATTATTTATTTTCACCATGGTTAGTATCTTGCATATTCTGAAGGTTTTTTAAGTCCATATCAACCACATATATTTTTATAACTCAATAAAATACTGCCAAACTTATAATAATCTCGAACATTAGTAGCCCCCTGCATTAGTTTCTGAGTATTCCTCTTCCCAATAATCCTCATCGTCGACTATCTCGCACTTCATAATTGCATGCCTTCTCATCATATAGGCGTATCTAGTTGCAGATAGTAAATCATCTTGAATTTTTACTATTTTACCGTTGTCGTCTCTGTGATAGTTAAGCTTTTCTGCAAACCAATCGCCAAGGTAATCAAATACTCTAAACTTACCTAGTTCCATGAGTCGATACATCTCAACAATACCAGCCTCAACGCCTGTACCACCGTCAGCCCATGTAGCATGCTCGCTTAGCATATCCCATCCAGATTCCTCATAGTACGTCTTTTGAGCTTTTCCTGATCCTTTCTCAGTCTGTAGCCCATCGTGAGGCCATGCAGTAGGCACACCCTCTGCCCATTCCTTACAAGCCCCCCACGCCACCTCTGGAAGCGCTTTAGACTTCTTCCATGCCCTAGCCACTACAAACGTATCTGTATCCTTATCCCACCATAACTGTATATGAGCTTGAGGGTGATCCCATCCAAAGTCCATACCGTTGATTACATACCAATGATCAGGACACTCAAAAGGATGGCATTTAATTGTATTGTCGTCGATATCAAAGATCAAACCAGCGCCCATAAGTGGCAATCCCTTAGTACGCATATCTCTTTGCCAATCAGGATATTGTTCTAGCAAAGCTTTTTTGGTCTCTTCTGTTAAGTGCGGCGCGTCTTCCCATGTAGCCCGTTGCATATATTGCTCTGGACTTGGATCATCCATAAACTTAATAACCACCTCTGTACGTCCATTTTCAGGCGTAAATGTCATAATACCCCTGCCGCCATTACCCCGGTCACCGTTGGCTGTCCTAGTTATAACTTGAGGGATGATATTCCTATCTTTTGGCTCTTCGTCAATGTGATACCAGTCAATTACATCACCCATCAAAGCATGCTGGCCCTGAGAATAAGACCAAAACTTCACAATCGAATCTCTACCGGATTTATGCTTAACAGTAACCTCACGCATAGCGCCTGCTGTACCTGTCATAGCTTTGTGAGCTTTAATACGTGAAGCAGGGATTAGACCGCCTTCAAACTCTCCACCGTAGAACTTGCCAAATAGAGGTGTCTGCAATAGGTCTCTAGTCTTTTCCCCTGAGAAGCCTAATAACCAGATTACAGGCGCTTTCTCGAACTTATGGCCCTCCCAATCATCAGGATATTCTCCTAAAGCGTGTATAGCGTCTATGGTTGTCCCTGTTCTTGTCTTGCCAACTTGGTTAGCGGCCATTAACAGACAAGCTCTAAACTCTGACGTCTTTTGATTAAACCTGTGCTGCCAATCGTATAGTGATTGATATTGTGCTAGGTAAGCTATCTCTTTAGCTCTGCGCTGTTTTTCCTTGAGAAGCTCTATTTTCCTTATCTTGTCTTCTCTATTCATCTTCGAGGCGTGCTAGCTCTTCGTCTAGCTCATCGTCATCCATCTCTTCATACTTCAGATTAACATTCTGGTTTACGTCCTGCTTATCAGAATAGCCGTGTTTAGTGAGCATTAGCTTGGTTATAACCGAGTTGAAATCACCGTTTAGCCCTTTTGAAGCTAATCTAATCTCTTGTTTTGACATCAATTTTCTTAAGATGTCGGAAAACTCATGCTTATCTTCCTGTTTTGCCCAATCATAAATAGTGTCCCTGTTTACTTGTAAATATAAGGATAGCCCTAGCCCCGCTATAGTTGGTATTTCCTCATCCAAGCTACTGTATTCATTGAGATATTTTTCTGCTTTATTTAACATCTCTGTGGTGTATTTTGTTGGTCTAGGCATCGCTGTACCTCTCTAACCCTCTATGGGTTTGTTGGTTTGGTCTTCCACTCAAAGACATAAAGCTTTGTTTCCCATGCGGGAAAAAGCATAATCATGTAATCATTCCCTGCCTTGTGCAGGGCGAATAAGTGGCTCCAAAATATCCAGCCGTCTAAGTTAGTAAATTCGCAAACGGCTAGCCATGAGTCTATTTTAACTAGATCTAAGTGCTGATAAGCCAACAGACGCTTTTTGAATATCTTTTTACCAAATATAGAAAACACTACTTTCTCTGCTCATTAGTAAGATTCTTAGTGCCTAGGTTATATCTTAGGCGTTTATCTGATCCTTTAGAGGGTAGTTTTGGAGCTTTAATCTTTTTGCCTTTCATTCTCATAATTTAACCTCAATATTTTGCTAATACTATATC